TGTCCACTTGAAGATGATATCGCTACTTACTCCATCATGCCCAATCAATGTGCCGTTAGCGTCTGCTACTGACCACTTTTCCCCTGCTGTTATCGTTGCCGCTCCCGTCCTGGCCGTAAACCCTGTGCCTACTCCTGACGTGTCTTCATAAAAAGCACCACCCGCTATTGTCCATATCCGCTTAGTATCTGCATCAAACTTGTGCTGTCCTAAAGCATCTATCGTAGGAGTTCCAGCAATTACAGTGTTGAATGTCGCAGATCCCGATCGTTGCCGTGCAGAACCGTCAGGGAATATCCGCACATTCTCACCATCATAGATTTCTTGCAGGTGCAAGTCATCACTGGGCTTTGAAGCATTCCACCCATAAATCCAGGGACCATAGACATGATCTTGTCCGATGCGCATTAGCTCAACGACCCTTCTTGTACTGTAAAGGCGAAGCCAGGCACTGCTTCATCAGCTCGCCACATGCGATGTCTCTGGTCACCATCTTCGGCATCTGCATCTACCTTTATCCCTGCACGTACAGAGTCTACATATGCCAACATATCTTCCTGCTCACCCTGGAAGTCGCCAAGCTCTCCCTTGTATTTTGCAGATATGTAATATATCAACGCATTCTGTGTCCATGCTGGCATCGTAGCGGCAAGGTCTGTAGCGTCATCAGAAGATGTCTTATCGGCAATAAATGCGAAATACCGGTACCGTATCGTATCACTTGTCGTATCGGGTGTCGGATACAGGTCTACTTCCCAATACCCCGTTGTTGTGTTTATTCCAGAGACAAACACCGTCTGTGGTGTTCCTTCTTCATCTTCGTCAGGGTCTAACCGATCCACGACATCGGGGTCGATCATCTCCATCTTGAAATTGTCTGTAGAATTACGAAAAGACAGGGGGCGCATAACATCAGAGCCTAACGAATAAGTCCGTGTAGATGCCGTAGTCGTAAAAGAACTGTTCTTAAACAACCATCTCCACTGCCTACGCTCACACAGATCACGTAAGCCGATATTGAAATAGTCTCGTGCATTGTTGTTAAATGCCGAAGAAGAATCCGAGATGCCCACCCTGCGAAGGGCAACAGAAAGAACTTTTGATAAAAGCATATATAATCCCCTTCTTAGTCGTCAATTACCAACAATTCAAAGTCTACACTCACTTCAGTGATAGCGCCAGACCCTTGAGCTTCAAACCATATATCCGACTTCGCTGCGATAACAGAATCCGGCCCCCGTGGGATATAGCGAAAGTCTCCCAAAAGACCATCCCAATATAATTTCAAGCGCACACTATTAACAGCTGCTGAAGCATCATCAATATTTGCTCGTGTAAACATCCTGACATCTGCCGCTTTGTTACCATCAACGATGACATGCACACTCATCAGATAAGCCGTTTTTCCTGTAGGCACTGTCCATCCAGCAAACTGCGACTGCCCTTCTTCCACGCCTATCTGCAACAAGTCAGTACCACCACCACTGTTCTCTATCGTTACTGCTGCGGTATTTGCTGCGCCATACACTCCTGCGCTTGATACCCATGCGCTATAGATACGCCAAAAACTTGCCGTCGTAGCAGTAGAAGCATTAACACCATTCGTGGNTATAGCTTCGTTGAGTTCTGCAAAATTGCTGTCGATACCCTGGACTGTTACTTCTCTTGCGCCATTACCACCACTATCATCAGCAGCATCACCACCGGCTTTTATTCTCACCGTCGTAGCAGCAGACAAAGGCCATGCCGTAAACCCCAAAAGATTCACAAATTCAAATGACCCGTTAGGCACAGCACTGTTTCTGCCGGACTTATGCACCATCGTTTCACCGGTAATGTTCCCACGCTGAACTTCTACGAAATAATCCGTTGCAGGTGCCAAAGTATATGTCCTTGTATTTCCTGCGCCATCAGTGATTTTTATCATCAACCGATCATTTGTACTGTCTACCCATACAATAGAAGTATCTGGTGGGGGATCGGCAGGGGTATCTGATCTCGCTTCGATGACCTGCTGACCAAACATAAGCAGAGAACCGTCACCAGAAAAACCTGTAGCATCTAATATTTCAGGGTTCCTGCCAAACTGAGTTTCTTCTGGCATCTATTACCCCCTACATCGTTGCTGTGGCAATCTGCTCTTGAACTTCAGCATCGTTCATATTGTCCCACTTGACATGTTCACCGTCTAACCACTTCTGATGGAAAGCGTAAACAGCTTGCTCTCCCAACTCTACAATGTACTCAGGAGGCACCGGCAAGAAGTCTTCACTGTGCGTTGCACCACCAGTGGCCATTGCATTTGCTCTTACTTCTTCATCAGTAACCTTTTTTCTACGCCTTTTCGGTGCACCAATGGTAGGAGCAAGTCCAACCTCGCGTGCAAACTCAAGTTTTTCTTCTTGCGTTGCATTGTTCAGGGCATTCTTGATATCCGACATACTGATCTTCGCAGCAGGGATCTTAGGCAGTTGTTTAGAAGAAACATTCTCTACGGGTTCAGATACCCCTTCGATATCTGGCACTGGCACTCTGTCAGGAAGTCCCGTTGGGAGTGTTGCCGATGGGTTGAGTTGTGCTTCGATTGCTTCGATCTCTCCTGCTGTTTTTTCGATATCTATTTTTTTCTTTGCCACGTTTTTTCTCCTGTGAGAATATCGGGAGTGGCATTGTGACCACTCCCGATATTCTTATTATCCAAACATAATTGCAGCAGTGTTTGGCGAACCGGAATCGGCCTCTAACGCAAAGCCAAAGACAAACTCTTCTTCACCATCCCCCATCGTATCGCACTCACCATCAACGGTGTGTCCGATAACAGCATCAGCAGCAGCAACACCATCATCGGTGCGTACTTCGCCAATCGTTCCAGGCTGACAAATCTGCACCCAGGTGTATGGGGCCTCAGAGATGTCTACGGTACCCAGGGCAATGGCAGCAACTTTAGCTGTCAAGCCAGAACCACCCGTGTAATCAATGGTATAGCTGTTGCCATCAACAGAGGCAGGATATAGGCATTCATTGACTGAACAATCCAAATCTACGATCTTCACGAACTTATACAGTTTGTTATTTACCCACTTCAAGTCTCCATCATCTGCAATACCCAGGCGTTGAGCATCGGTATATACAGCAGTTAATGCTCCACTGTCAATCTGTGCCAATGACATATCAATGTCCTTTCTTAGCTGATTGTGTGACCAACACCCAACCTGCGGGAGTTGTTCGTGGTCATCTGAACACCAGTGACGATATACGCCACTTTTGCGAACTGATTGCTCGGCTCTTTAAAAGGAGTCTTGGCAAAGTTCAAGCTTCGCTCGATCTTCAGGGTGATATACTTGCTGTTCAAGCAGTACAGGAGAGTAGATCCACAATCACGATCATACCATACTTCTGCATTGCGGAACATCAAGTTGTTGCGTGTTTTCTGCGTCCCGATGCCTTTACCATTGCGCTGTTCAATACGGGCATACCCTGTACCTTCAAGGATATTCTCATATTCACCAAACGTGGTCAGAGGCATTACGATACCGTCAGGTTGCGTATTACCTTCTGAGCTTGCATTATACAATGTTCCAAGGGCAATCAGACCATCATAGGAAGGAGCAGTCGCATTGTCGAAGTTGCCAATGCTTTGCGATTGGTTAGCCCACCACGATTCGGCTGAACGGTCGATCCCACCAACGGTATTGGTGGATGTTGCTGCGATGATATCCTGAAAACCGAGCATGGTTTTGCCGGCAGCAGCAGCAAAGATGGCAGCATTGATGGTATCACGTTGCGTGTTCATCGATTGCTCTGTCTTTGCTACCAACAGTTTTTCGGCATCTTCAGACTTCTTGTTCTCAGTTTCTTCCGTCATCGAAACGGTAATCGGGGTGGAGACATATCTGCGGGGATAAAACGCAGCAGTTATGCCATCAACAGCCGTTGTAGGAACTGTATCATACCCATCAAACCACGTAGATGCATTTGTTGCATATAAGAGATCTTCTTTAATCTCTTTGCCACCATTTTCAAATTCTACGCGACCGGCANTGCGCATCCATGCGAGAGTAGGATACTCGTCAAAGATGTTATCGGTCAAGCGTTTGCGATGCGCACGCATGGTAAGTGTCCACGCTGCATCCCAGGTTTCTGTAGTCTGTTGTGCTGCCATGATCGACTTCCTTGTTTAGAAGTCGAGCTATAGTTCAAAGCCGAGACTGCCCAGTCCTGCCTGTAAGTCTTCTCTCGTCAGCTCTCCCGTATCATTACCTACCGATGCAGGAGATGTGGACTGTGCCGGAGCGAGCTGTTGCTTGCTCTGTGTCCTGAAGGTGTTATTGGCATCAGTAACAGCCTGTGCTGCCTGTGATGTCTTGCCAGATGCCGCTTCATACGCTTCTGTGATGCTGTAGACTTGCCCGGTCATGGGGTTGACTTGTGATATCAGCGCCATGATGGGTTGTGTAAACCTGTCAACATCACCACCATATTTTGCTCTTGCGGCATTTGCTTCCGACAACAAAGCATTTTGCTGTCGCTGCTGAGACTGCTGCTGTAATGCCCAAAGTGTCTGCTGCATCTGCTGTATCTGTTCAGGCATTCCCTGCATTCCTGCGGTCTCTTGACCAATAACTTTCCTAACAGTTTCCAGTGCTGCTGATTGCTCGGGTGTCAGATTAGCAAATTCATCGTGCTGGTTGAGTTGAGCGATTGTTTGTGCTGCGGTGTTCTGCGCAAGAGACTGTTGCTGCTGAGTCTCTAAATCTCTCAACCGTGTAGCAAGTTCTTGATTTTGCCTGTCCAGGTCTGAGCGTACACTGTTTACTGCTTGCTGTGCATTTGTGACGAGTCCACGATACTGTTCAGGAACTGTGCTGACATCGACCCTTTGAAAGTCTATGCTCGACGGATCAAAAGTGTCTTGGGATGCTTCCGCAGAGTGTCGTGCACCGTCATCGCTCGAAGTTTCTGAATGAGTTTCGTCAGGCGAAGCTACCGTCTTTGTGGAGATCTCTTCGAAAAGACCATCTCCCATCGATTCGGCAGGCTCCGGCGACAAGTCATCAGAAGGTGTCTGAGCATCTTGTGCCAAGTCTGTTTCTGCCATGTTATAAAAAACCTTTCAGTTACATTTTTGCGGTTGATACTGCTTCTTCTTCGCTTATATGCCACGCACTGCCATTGTCGGCAATGTCTTGTTGCCGTTGTGCATTGGTTTGTTCGTGCTTCCATGCTTCGTGTTTGGTATTTTCGCTTCTGCTCATGCCCTTTTCTTTCCACCCTGTCTCTTCAAGACCATGCTCTCTCAGCTGACGTTGTTTGTCTTCAACAGATGAATATGTCAGCCCTGTCTGTATATCTGTATAGGGATAACCTTTTGCGGAGTATCCGACAGTATGTGATGAGTAGTCTTGTTCCATAACACCCCCACATAAGCATCTCAGCGTCTGTGGTAGGGTGTTTAGAGAAAAATACTGATCGATCTTGGTATTTCCGCATGAGCATTTGAAGTTGTATATAGGCATGTCTACCCTTTACTGTGCATTTGCTTNTACATTTGCCTGTACCGCATTTGCGGTGTCTTGGGCTTGTGACCGTGTAACAGAGATAAGGTTGGTAGCTTTTGACTGTTCTGATGGGCGCGTCTGCCTGCCCNTTGTGCCACCTTCTTGATTCATCAGNTCTTGATGTGCCTGGTTGTGTTGGTCGCGCACTCCGATAGCTTGCTGTTGCTGTTCTGGTAACAGCTGCTGAAACTCTGCGGTTTGCTCAAGCTCGTTATGTACTTGCATATGTGTCTGATTATCTTGCCCAGGCTGCGGTGGCAGGTATGTAAGGCGCGACAGATATACCACATTCTCCATCTGTGCAAGCCCTTGAGCATCTGGGCTAATCTCTGGCTGTAACATCTTNTCGAAGTTGACCTTACGGAAGGCCGTTCCGAGCAGTTTTACCACTTCTTTCTTGTTTGTAGGGAATGGCATAGCTATTAATCTGTCATACAATGCCAACGTGTCATTACGCTCAAGACTTTCATTCAACACCAGCATAGACCCTGGATCTATTTCTACGTCCCAGCGACCATCGAACCACCACGACTGCATAATCCCTGCTAAGAAAGGCTCCCCTTCTCGTGAGATATTTATGGCGAACTCGTTGGGAAGGAAGCGTTGATCTGAGAACATGTTGAACATATTGGTAATGCCCCAGCGATACGCATTTGCTACTGGTACTTGCATCCATTCCCTGTTTATCTCTGTAGCCGAAGCACGTATCGCTGACTCTGTAGCAGAATCGGCACCTGGTGCGTCTACCTGTATGATCTCTGCTTCGTAGGAACGGGCATCACGCTCCAAATTTACCTGGTCGATAGGTGCTGTGCCGAAATCGATAGGTTGTAAAGCGCCTTGCGGGTTGTTTACCCACAGCACTGTAGAGTCTTCAGATTGGTCGAGCTTGTCGGGAAGTGCCTGATTCGCTTCTTTCTCTGCTACATCTCCCAATACGATACGTTTAAACCTTTTCAAGAGATCTTGGCGACGTGACAGGCTGTTGACAATCAGTTGTTCGACATCTGCTTCATATGCCATCATCGGCTGACCATAGAACTGATCGGAGATGTCATAAGACATGGTGTAATAAGGAAATCCACCCGTTACCAGATAGCTGTTCGTCGCTTCACTGGCTACTGTCATGTCTTGACCCGTCAGTGGGTTTACCTGGCTGATGGGGTCATGGCGCAACATAGGGTCGGGAATATCTTCGATGGGCTGTTGTATGTCGTTGGCGAATACGATGCGACGACGGTGTACCCTGTCATGTANCTCGTACAAGAGCACCATCTTCTCCAAACTTCTCGCAGCATTTATTGCCTGGTCATCATTTTCCTGTGTATCGTTGAACTCGTGGCGCTGGTATATATCGCTTATCGCTTCGCCAAATCCTTCATCTTGTGTTTTTGCTACTGGGACGAACTGGTTGCGGAACTTGCGGAAGCGTGGATCTTTCTTTACAAATTCTAACGGCACAAACTGTCTTTCGATAACATCCATTGCCGTGTAGAAGTTGTGAGGAGCAACGAGTGGGTCTACCAACAGGTTTTTCGCAGATACCCAGCAGATATATGGAAAATCTTCCTGCATATCGTCAGAAGAGACATATGGTGCTACTGCATCGGCACCTGGTGGGTTGTAGCCGATCTTGAGATAAGAACGGAATGTAAACAGTGCTTCAAACATGCACTGGTGCACTTCTCGCTTCATCTGTGTTATCTTCATCGCCTGATTGCCAGCACGCTCTAACGTGTCTTCAGCATTTATGTTCTCATCGAGTAGTGGCCCTTCGTCCATGTGTATAAATATTCTTGGGTAGTTATACGCTACAGAAGCGATGAGCTTGCGCACCAAAGGATAAAACCGAGACACTTTGACGACATGTTTCTTGTCCATACCTGCTACGGAAAGGTCAAGGTTGTACCGGCAGAACAGTTCGTCCCATACTACGCGCTTTTCCTTCATCCACTTCTCGCGCTGCGTTATTTTCTTGTGCCACTGCTCTATCTCTTCAGTTTTCAT